AAAAATGACAGCAAAAACAGCAACAAAAAAAGACACTATCGTTTGGGGCTCTTATTTAAGAGAAGAGATAGTAAGTGTTAGGCCAGTAGAATCATCGGGAAAATGGTCAACACTTTTAGTAAAGGGACAAGATAAAAAAAATGACCCTTTTATTTATAACAAAGTTAAGAGAAGCTATCAAGTTCCTCTTAATGATTACCGAAGAGGTGGAGGAGTGAAAAGAATTTTAGACGACCAAGAGAGGCGTTATATAAAAAAATACTATGAGAAGTTCCCTAATGGAATGACTCAGCAGGAGTTCTTTGAAACAGAATTAGGTGTGAATTTAAATGTCACATTACCGACAGATGACAATTTCTGGAGGACAGATAGAAGAGGACGTGTAACAATGACTAAAGAAGGAATGCAATTAAATTTAAGCTTTCCTTTAGATATGTTAAAGTACCACATTCTATTATCCAACAAGAAATTAGTTTCTCCGTCTTATGATGACAGAATACTAAGAGCTACTTATGAATTTATGATTGTTAACGATAATAAAGTAACTTCTAAGAAAGTTGAAGCAGCTGAACTTAAAGCTAAAGCATATACTAAATTTGCAGAGATTACTGCAGACTTAGGAAAAATGAAAGGCTTTATTAAGTCGCTAGGAAGAACCATCCCGGCTAACAATACTAAAGATTGGTTAAAATCTGAAGTATTAATGGTACTAGATGAAAATCCAGCAAACTTTTTAGCTGTAGTTAATCATCCTGAATATGAACATAGAATTTTTATCCAGGAAGCAACTGAAGCAGGAGCTATTAAAAAGATGAGTAACAAAAGATATGTATTAGACAACGGTATCGAATTAGGAGACCTTGGAAGTACAATCGCTTATATTAATAATGATGACAATCAAGAGGTAAAAATGAGAATTAAAACTCAGATTGAATTATCAAAAAAATAGAACATGACCGCAAATGAAATGGCAGATGAGTTAGAATTAAGACTAGATAGAATAGATAGTTTTGGTTCACCAGGGTACGAAGATTTCGATCTTACGTCAGCTCTGACTGAAGCTCAATTGCTATACATTAAGCAGTTTGTTAGTGAACTTAATAACCGTAAAGGCCAAGGCCTAGAGGAAACCGAGATAAGAAACCAAGGATTAAGCGCCTTGATAAAACAAGGTGCTAATCTTACAGTTTCTGCGGACCAGGTAGGAACCTTAGATAACGGAAAGTTCTTTGATTTACCTGCAGACTTTATGTATACTATATATGAAGAGGCAATGATAGACAAGCAACAATGCGGTACAACTAGCTTTATTAAAGCATGGATAAATGTAGTAGCTCACGATGAGATATGGCAATATCTATACAATAAATATAAGAAACCTTATTATAAAGATTACGGATGGGCTCGTGTATGGAGACTAGGTTACCAAAGAGAAATAGACGGTAGCAATCCTGCATTAGCTGCAACACCTAAAAGACACCAACTCGTAACTGATGGAACTTTTAATGTTACTAGTTATACAATGAACTATTTACTATTCCCTAGCGATATTACAGTAGATAGAACTACACCTGCTAACAGCAGAAATTGTATATTAGATGAATCAACCCATACGGTGATTATAGACATGGCAAAGAACCTAATGTTACAAAGAGTAAAAGAACAAACTGTGCAGAATATAGTTTCTGCAAAAGACCTTGAATAAAAACTTAATATTAACTAAAAAATAAAACAATGCAATTAAGAAGACAAGACAATGTAGCTTATGCTGCAATCGCAAATGCTACTACTGCTGCACCTGCTGCAGGAGCCAAAGCTACTAATCTGACTATAAAAGGTGGACAAGTAGCTTTAGTAGATGAAGGAAATATAATCCTAGATGCTGCTGCATATACAGCACTACCATCTGATGCTAGAGTAAGAATCATCCAAAATGTAGGAGGAAGCGTACTAGGCGGAGATGGAGAATTAGTAGCAAGTGCTACTTTAACTAAAAGTAAAATTAGACTTGGTAAATCCGATAAGGCTGGAGCTCCAACTGCTAGTGCTACAGGTTCTATTAGTGTTTTTTCTGCTGCTCAGCAACAAATTACTAGAATTGGTTTTAATGGTACTACAGGAGCACTTCCTACTACTACTGTTGAGACAAATTTCTTTATTAAGCTTCGTAAAAACGATCTTGATGCTGCAAACAGAAGCCAGCCTAATAGCCTTTTTGCTCAGTTTCGAACTGATGCTACCGGTTCTCAAGAAGAACTAGCTTTAGGATTAGTAAAAAATGGCGTTTTAAACATGAGTACTCAACCTGAAGGAAATCATGGTTATGTAAGATTTGAAGCTATTAATGCTGCAGCTGGAACTGCTATTACAGGTCCTGCTAGTTTCACATTAGAAAATGGTTCTAAAACTGTAACTATTTCAGCTGCTATAACAGGAGCAACTTTAGTTGTAGGTTCTTTAATTCGTTTTGGAACTGCTGTAACAGATCCAGTATACAAAGTAGCAGATTTAACTGCAACTACTATAACTTTAGGACATGCTTATCAAGGAGTTACAGGAAGTATTCTTCTTGCTAATGTTGAAGCTATTTTAGTAGGAGCTCCATTTGGTGATTTTGGAATCCAAATGACCGGAGTTGTTAGTGACTTTGATGTAGATGCTTTTAGAAATTATTATTCTAATAGATTTACTGCTACTTTCTCTGATACTTCTACATTAAATACTCATGTACAAGGAGCTAAAGATGGTACTGGTATGTGGCAACAAGCTGCTATGGACGAGTACATGTCTATGGGTAACCAAGGTGAGAATAGTATGTTAGGAGTTCCGCCTAGAAAAAGATCAGCATCTGTTGAAAAAAATGCACAATACGATATACTTAGATTAACAGCTGATGAAGATATCTTTGGTTTAACAAGTTCTAATACTGAAAGTGGTTCCGTACTTTTATTTTTAAAAGGTGGTGCTGCTGCATTATCAGGATTAGAAGTTGCAAAAGCTTTAGGATACGCAGCTGGAGATTTAACATAAGAGTCTCTCTCCCAAACCTCAGTAGCCTGTCACGTTTTTTTGCTGTCAGTGACAGGCTACTTTTTAATTAATTTTCACTATTTTTGTATAAAATAAAAACTATTATGATAACACCTTTTATATTTTAAACTATTAGATATAAACAGGTGTTATTTTTTTATGAAGCTATAATAACTATTAACCATGATACGGGGCATTTTGCTGGTACTAATTGAAACAATTTTAAGATGGATTTTAAAACCCATCAGTATCATCTATACCCTAATAAAATTATTAATAGTTTGTAAAGGAAACTTTAAACTCTTTGGTAGAGTCTTTAGTAGATACTTAGTTAGAATAGCAATGGCCCATGACCAGGCTGATAATACAGTAGTAAGATTTTTATTCAATGATGTATTATTAAAAAAAGAAACCGACAGCTATAAATTTGGAAACATGGATGAAAAAATTTCATCTGTATTAGGAAAAAACCAGAGAAGAAAAACATTAAATGGCTTAGGAAGATTTATCAACGGTATACTACATAGTTTAGAAGAAGACCATTCTATCAATTCTATAGATGAAGCCGTTACAGATAAAGATTTACCTCCAATAAATTAGTAACATGGAAGACACTACATTAATAATAGGAGCACTTGCAACTTTAATAGCCGCTTTTGGTATAAAAGAGATATGGAATATCTGGAAGAAAAAGATAGATATTCAGGCAGCTAAAGAAATTAGGGAAGAAGAAAAAGAAGATAAAGCTTGGAGAGCTGAAGGTAAATTACTTGCAAAAGTAATAGAAGAATTAAAACAAAAGATTGACGAGCTAGAAAATAAGATAGACACACTAGTAGCAGAAAACACACTGCTTAAAGTGAAAATAGGAAAGATGGAAGAACAATTAATGGCAAATGCCGCTTCTAGGTCAAGAACTAAAAGAACTACTAATAAGAAATAACAATGGCATTACTACCTAAAATATCACTTTCATTAGAAAATAAATGTGACAAAGTAGACATTTGCGAAGAAACAGGCGTTTACGCTGTAGGCAATGTAGGCGGTTGGGGAGCACCTAATATAACAATGGCCAATGCAGTAACTGCTAAAGTTTATGTATATAATTCTGCAGGCACGTCATTACTACAAACATTTACTATTAAAGACGGAACAACAGATTTATTTCCTGTATCATTACTATCTCCTTTTCAAGCCTTTGATGGAGCAGCTTGGAATCAAACAGATGGTATATTTAAGATTGTATATACTGTAATAGATGCTGTTCCTACTACTTATAACAATAATGAACAATATTGCTTATTTACATGTAACCTACAAAACTGTATGGAAGTACT